ACTCTAAAGAGTCCGCACCCAATGAGCGCAACAATAGACCACATTGTGCCAATCGCTAAAGGTGGACACCCAAGCGACATTACTAATTTACAATTAGCCCACCGTCAATGTAACAGAGCTAAAGGTACACAAATTAATCCTGATATACCCAAAGAAGAAATAGATCCTAATAGAGACTTACCACAGAGTATGGACTGGCGCACAGCATAGGGGGTAGGTAACCCCAAAGCCCTATACAGCGAGGTTCAAACCGCGTACTATGGACATATCTCGCAAAACAACGGTAGTTATTTAATAAAGCAAGGTAAAACGAATGGAATACAAAGGAATCCCATATCTAAAAGAAAAGTTAATACAGAAGTGTTTAAGAAGCAACGTCCGCTATGCGTTCTACGAAATGAAGAACCTTGCGTTTGACTTCGGAATCAGTTCTCCCCCGGAGCTTCAATATTGGAACAGCGTAGTAGGTTGGTGCGCTAAAGCTGTTGACTCAATGGCTGATAGACTCAACTTCTATAAGTTCAAGAACGATGTATTCGGCTTAGATCAGATATACGACCTCAATAATCGGGATATCCTTATCGACTCCGCTATCCTGGGAGCGTTAATCAATTCTTGCGACTTTATTTACATCAGCGAAGACGAAACGGGCTTCCCGAGATTGCAAGTAATAGACGGTGGCAACGCTACGGGCGTTATAGAGTCGACTACTAACTTACTTAACGAAGGTTACGCAGTTCTCGAAAGAGACGCTTTCGGACAGCCTACAAAAGAAGCCTACTTCACTTATGAGTATACCGCCTATTATGAAGGCGGAAAACTTGTAGACTATCGAGCAAATAAAGCCCCTTACCCTTTGTTAGTCCCGATGATTTACCGCCCCGACTCAAGGAGAGAGTTCGGACACTCTCGAATATCTCGGGCTTGTATGTCAACCGTGGGTAGCGCGTTAAGAACTATCAAGCGTTCAGAGATTGCAGCAGAGTTTTTCTCTTTCCCTCAAAAGTGGGTAACGGGCGTAGACCAATCAGCCGAAGTTATGGACAAGTGGGCGGCTACGATGTCGTCAATGCTTAAGTTCAGTTTGAACCAGGACGGAACAGACCACGTTAAAGTCGGTCAGTTCACTCAGCAGAGTATGAGTCCTCATACGGATCAGCTAAGAATGTTTGCTTCACTCTTTGCCGGAGAAGTCGGACTCACTCTCGAAGATTTAGGTTTCCCTCAGAGTAACCCTTCGAGCTATGAAGCAATCAAGGCAAGTCACGAAAACTTAAGAGTGACAGCAATCAAGGCTCAAAAGCACTTCGGCGTAGGTCTTAAGAACGCAGGTTATTTGGCTTCTTGCGTAAGAGACAACGTTAAATATAACCGCTCTCAGCTTTATATGACTCAGCCGTTATGGTCTCCAGTATTCCCGAGCGATGTCGGAAACATCGGAGCAATCGGGGACGCACTCGGAAAGATTGAAACGGCATTACCTGGTTATATGGACGAAGACAAGATTTATACACTTACTGGCATTTAACGCATTGTGCGTTTTATGTAGCAATACACGATAGCGCAATCGTGAGGAGTAGATTCCACCTCTACTCCTTTTATATTGCTTTTTTGGTGGGGAATAGGAGTGGATATGGTCGATGTAGTACCGGCACTTAATGAAGCTATCTCACATAGCTTTGAAACCAATATGATAGCCGATAGACGGCTTAATCGTATTTCAAAGAGGATAAGGGACGGCACCGCTAATTTAGTTGATGCACACCGTTACTCACAGTATACGGGCGAGAACTTATCCAAAGCACTATTAAAGAACCTAACCGCCGACACGTTACCCGACAGCACGTTATATTACAACATAGCGAATAGAACGGTAACACCTGCCTTGCAGAATTGCCACAAGATAGTAAACGATGTCTCTAAGCAATGCCAGGGCATAGTTGACGAAGCGGCAGAGCTTGGGATTGATTCAATCGGAGCGGCGTTTCCCGAAGAGAGAATACACGGTCTTATAGACAAGATGTGTTCATACGGGGACGACTTAGACAAGTCGTTAGCGTGGTTAAAAGAGCCAATCGTTAACAACGTTGAAGCCTTCTACGATGATTTTATTCGAAATAACGCCGAGTTTAGGGACAAGATAGGGCTTGACGTTAAGATAGTCAGAGTAGCCGAAGCTAATTGTTGTGAATGGTGCGCAGGGCTTGAAGGCGAGTATTACTACGGCGAAGAACCGCCCGAGGTATACCAACGCCACGAATTTTGCCGATGCGATGTTACACACACCGACAGAAAAGGCACAAAAACGAATGTATGGACTAAAAAGAGTTGGGAATCTTCCAAAGAAGAATTGGATCAGCGGAAGAAAACTCAGTTCGTACAAATGACACCCGAGGAAAGAAAGAAACTTATAGAAAGCGTGAGGTAATGTATGGAGAGACTCGGAAGAGAGACTCCTACTTTTACTAACGTTAACTATAAAGAGTCCTTGGGACAAAAAGCGATAGACCTTTACAAAGCGACAGGTCAAGCTTTGATGAAGTGGCAAGAGCTACAAATCAAGGCAATAATGGCAGTAAAAGACGGACTTTGGCAATTTATGAAGTACGGAATCAGCCTTGCCCGTCGTAATGGTAAAGGTGAGGTCTTAGCGGCGCGCGAGTTTATCGGAATCGTAGAGCTTAACGAAAAGATATGTCACACAGCCCACAGAACGACCACTTCGCACGATGCGTTTAACCGCTTATATGCGCTTTTAAAGAAGGCAGGGTTTGAGGAACATTCCCGAAAGAGAAAGGAAATGCCGGAGCATTCCTTCTTTGCTTCCAAACAATACGGCTTGGAACACATAGAGATTAGCGGTGGCGGAATAATCGACTTTAGAACCCGAACCGATAACGGCGGACTTGGCGAAGGCTTCGACCTATTAATCATAGACGAAGCGCAGGAATACACTTCTAAGCAAGAGTCCGCTTTATCTTATACAGTATCAGCTTCGCAGAACCCACAGATAATACTTGTAGGTACACCGCCCACAGCGACAAGCAACGGCGATGTTTTCGGACGCTTAAGAAAAACCGTTATACAAGGCACAGCCCCCGAAGAAGTCGGGTGGGCTGAATGGTCTATCGGTCAAAGAACCGAGGATATCGAAAACGTTGATAACTGGTATGAAACGAACCCCTCTTTAGGTCAGATTTTAAGGGAAAGAAACATAAGAGCCGAGCTATCAAACGGAGTAGATGATTTCAACATTCAGCGTTTGGGCTTGTGGCTTGAATATAGTCAGCAATCGGCTATATCTCGGGCAGAGTGGGAGCTTCTAAAGGTTGACAAAGTACCACAGCTTAAACCGAAGCGATACCTGGGTATAAAGTACGGACACGACGGACGCAACGTTGCGGTATCTATCGCTTCTAAAACGGAAGACGGAAGAGTCTTCGTAGAATGTATTGATTGTAGACCTATCCGAAACGGCAACGGTTGGATATTCGATTTTTTGCATAACCCGAAAGTATCGGGCGTAGCGATAGACGGAGCAAACGGACAAACAATCCTTGCTAACGCTATGAAGGAACACGGCTATATAAAACCAATACTTCCTAAAGTAGCTGAAATGATAACCGCTAACGCTATGTGGGAGCAAGGCATAGTTCAAAAGGATATATGCCACCGGGGACAGCCGACGCTTGCAAGCGTGGTCGCTAACTGCGATAAGAGAGCAATCGGAAGCCAAGGCGGTTTTGGCTACAAATCACTACTTGATATCTACGATATATCCGTTATGGACTCGGCTATTTTAGCCTATTGGTTAGCTTCCACATCAAAGGAAGTCGCACCGCAAAAGATACAGTATTAAAGAGCATTCCTTCGGGAGTGCTTTTTTAATAAACCTATGTTAACTCACAGTAAAAGAGGAGAAAAGAAATGGCAGATTTTAAACCTATTGAGACACAGGAAGACTTTGACAAGATGATCCAGAAGAGACTCGAGCAGAAAGAGCGCGAGGTCACAGAGCGTTACAAGGATTATCTTTCACCCGATGAAGTTGGAAAACTGAAAGAGGACTTTGAAGGAAAAACCAAAGGGCTTTCAGAACAGCTCAAAGCGGAGAGAGACAAGCACGTAGAAAGCGACAAAATCATCGCAGAGTACAAGGCGAAAGCCGAAGCAACCGAGGTTAAGCTCCTTAAGAATAGGATAGCTATTGAAAAGGGAATACCCTTTGAACTGTCAGACCGATTAATCGGCTCAACCGAGGAAGAGTTAATCAAGGACGCTGAGAGCGTTTCAGCTTTGCTTAATCACAAAGCCGCGCCCCCTATGTTCTCAAATGAGAAGAACGGCAACCAGGGCGGAAACAATGATACCGCTAAGTATGCCGAACTGTTAACCAGTTTAACCAAGAATTTAACTTAAAGGAGAAAAACAATGGCAACTACACTTTCTAAGGGAAGTCTTTTTCCCGAAACACTTGTAAACGATATGGTAAACCTTGTAAGAGGTAAGTCTTCACTTGCAAGACTCAGCGGAAGCGAGCCTATGCCTTTTAACGGCGCAGAAGTATTTACTTTCAACTTCGACAGCGAGGTAGCACTTGTAGGAGAGAACGGCGCAAAGTCAAACGGCGGCGGTTCAATTACTCCCGTACATATGATTCCCGTAAAGGTTGAGTATGGAATGAGAGTATCTGACGAGTTCAAGTATGCTGCTGAAGAGACTCAGCTTCAGTACCTTAAGGCTTTTGCTGAAGGCTTCGCAAACAAGGTAGCACGTGGACTTGATATTATGGCTTTCCACGGAGTAGATCCCCGTACCGGTAACACCGCCGCAATCCTTGCAGGAAAGAACTTCGACGACGTTGTAACTAACGAGGTTGCTTACGACGCATCAGCACCCGACGCAAACGTTACCGCCGCAATCGCACTTATCGAAGCGGCAGAACACGAAGCAACCGGTATGGCAATGGCACCGGCATTTAAGACCGCCCTTGCTTCTATGAAGGCAGGAACTTCTTCAAACGAGCCTTTGTTCCCCGAGCTTGGTTGGGGTTCAACCGCTTCAAGCCTTCGTGGACTTCCCGTAGATACCAACTCAACCGTAAGTGCGAACAGCAACGATGACAGAGCAATCGTCGGAAACTTCGCTGATTACTTCAAGTGGGGCTATTCCAAGAATATTCCTATCGAAGTGATCGAGTATGGTAATCCCGACAACTCACAGGACGGCGACCTTAAGGGACACAACCAGGTATACCTTCGTGGCGAAGCATATCTTGGTTGGGGAATCCTTACCAAGGACGCATTCGCAAGAGTAGCGGTTCAGTAATGGTCTACGTTAACGCAAAGACGGGGGCAACGATCGAGACTCCTTGCGTTATCAAAGCCGAGGGTTGGGCTTTAAAAGCTCAGCCTTCGGCAATCGCCACGGAAGACGCAAAACCCGAGAAGAAAGCCCCTGCAAAGGGTAAAAAGAAATGAGTGAAGCATTCGCAACAGTACAAGACATTATAGATTTGTGGAGACCTTTGACCGCCGACGAACAGACAAGGGCAGGAAACCTTTTACCACTTGTGTCGGACACCTTAAGGAACGAAGCCAAGAAGGTTGGTAAGAACCTTGACACATTGGTAACAGAAGACGAGACCTATTCAAGCGTTATTAAGCTTGTAACCGTTGATGTAGTCGCCAGAGTGTTAAGGCAGACCACGACGGGCGACGCAATGACACAAGAAAGCCAATCCGCAGGGGGTTATTCTTGGTCGGGAACTTACGCAGTACCGGGCGGCGGCATCGCAAACGCTATTTTATATAGCGACCTTAAGAGGTTAGGTCTTTTAAATCAGCAGATAGGAAGCGTGAGACTATGGCAAAGATCAAGGGAGAATCAATAGAAGTAAAGGTTCTGACAGAAAGCGGACTTGACGAATTTAATCAGCCCGAGTATACGGAAGAGTGGAAAACAGTTGACAACGTGCTTATCAGCGAACCTTCCGAGACAGACGTTCAGAACGCCCTTACCGTATACGGTGCGCGTATCAAGTACACTTTGTGTCTTCCCAAAGGAGATAATCACGATTGGCACGACACCGAAGTAAGACTCCCTAATCGTGGGTTATTCCACACGGTAGGCGACACTATCGAGTACATAGAGCAAAACTTACCTATTGCGCTTGATTGGAATAGGAAGGTAAACGTTGAGCAAATCAAAGGGTAGATTCGAGGTTAATTATACGACCGTAGGAAAGATTCTTAAGTCAAAAGAAGTAGCAGAGATTGTCGAGAAAGAAGCGAATAAACTTGGCGAAGTCGATACGGTCTACACCGGGACACAAAGAACTTGGGCGAAAGGTATAAAGAATGATTGAGACAGACATCTTAAACTATTTAAAAGACATATTAGATACATCGGACGTATACTTTGAAACGCCCAAGACTCTACCCAATGAGTTTATCGTTTTTTCAATCGTTGACCGCTCACGGAACAATCTGATTGATGCGGTAACGGTTGAGATATATTCCTATTCAACGACTAAAGCAAAGGCGTGCAAGTTAGACGCAAGGGTTAGAAATGCTATGTACGGCTTTACTGATTGCGACAATGTATCATCATCAAAATTAGGCGGCGGCAACGACGCTTACGACACAACGTTAAAGAAATATCGTTACAGATGTTATTTTAATGTAACCTATATGGAGTAAAGGAGACAGAAAATGGCAAACACAGCTACTAACGTAACAACTGGTAAGCCTGCCAAAGCCGGCGCTATCTTTTATGCGCCCATTGGGACTACACTTCCCACAGATGCAGATACCGCCCTTGACAATGCTTTCAAGGCTTTAGGCTATGTATCAGAGGACGGACTTACCAACGACAACTCACCCGAGAGCGACCAGGTAAAGGCTTGGGGCGGCGATACCGTTCTCAATATGCAGACCGACAGACCTGACAGCTTCGGACTCACTCTTATTGAAGTTCTTAATGTCGATGTTCTTAAGGCTGTTTACGGCGACACTAACGTAACCGTAGACGCAAGCAATAACATCACAGTTAAGGCAACCGCTGACGAAATGGGTTCGGGTTCTTGGGTTGTAGATATGCTTATGAGAGGAAACCGCAAGAAGAGAATCGTTATTCCTAACGGCACTATCTCAGAGCTTGGCACGATCACTTACAAGGACGATGAAGCCGTAGGTTATGAGATCACTATAACCGACGTACCCGACAGCACCGGCGTATATCACTACGAATACATTAAAGCGGCACAGTAAAAGAAGGAGCGCAAATAATGATAGGTGGAAAAACAAAGAGCGGCTTCGAGTTTGAAGCCAACGACAAAATGTTAAAAGATTGGGACTATGTGGAAGCCCTCGATAAAATGAGGACTAAGCCCAAGGAGACCACGCTTGACGAGGTTAAAAGGGTTATAACGTCCCTTATCTCAGACAAAGGCTTCACAGCCTTAAAAGACCACGTAAGGAAGTTAAACGAAGGTATAGCAGACGTTACGGCGATTGCTTCGGAGTTTAACGAAATCGTGGAGATGTGCAAGGGAAAAAACTGATTTTCCTCATGTTCTGTATATCGGAATGTGAGGACGAAATGATTTGTGACCTTGCCGAAACCTATCATCTTTTCAATTATAGAGAGTATTCGCCTTTATTGGTGGGTACTCTCTTAGTTGGTTTGAAAGATGATTCCAGAGTCAAAAAGAAAATAAGCGGTGCGAAGCTAAGTCTTGAAGAAATGCTTTTAGCACGTATAGCCGATGATATAGCGGTTAACACGTGGTTCAAGACTAAGGACGCACAAAAGAATAAGAACAGACCTAAGTCAATCCTTCAACACTTGTTAGGAGTGGAAAAGAAGGAAGAATACGACACATTCGACACGTTCGAGGAATTCCAGGAAAAGTGGAAATCTATCTAAGGAGCGGCAATGGCTGAAACAATCGGTACTTATTATTTCCAACTCGCCCCCTCGACAGAGGGAATATCCAAATCAATAAACGAAGCTATGAGCGGAGCCGGTGAGGGTGCTTCTAAGTCTTTCGGGAGTACCTTTGCCAAAGCCCTCGGAACGGGCGGCGCGATTGTAGGCGGTATTGCTACCGCAGTAGGTGGCATTACAACGGCTTTTGCAAGCGGCGTAGCTGATGTTGCATCTTATGGCGATGAAATCGACAAGATGAGCCAAAAAATGGGCATATCTGCCACCGCTTATCAAGAGTGGGACGCAGTAATGCAACATAGTGGAACTTCTATGGAGTCTTTAAAGGCTTCTATGAAGACTATGGCAAATGCGGCTCAATCGGGAAATGAAGCGTTTCAAGCCCTCGGCATAAGTGAAGAGCAAGTCGCTACAATGTCGCAAGAAGACCTCTTCTCAGCGGTTATTACTGGCTTGCAAGGTATGGGAGAAGGAACAGAGAGAACATACCTTGCATCACAGCTTTTAGGGCGTGGAGCGACAGAGCTTGGCGCGCTCCTTAATACTTCGGCGGCTGACACTCAGCAGATGAAAGACCGAGTACACGAACTAAACGGCGTGTTAACCGATGAAGCGGTAAAGAGTGCGGCGGCTTTCCAAGACCAATTACAAGATATGCAGACCGCTTCACAAGGTCTAATCCGTACAATGACCGCCGAGTTTATGCCCGGTATCACAACCGTAATGAGCGGACTTACTAACGTATTCTCAGGCGATACCGCCAAAGGCGCGGAAGAAATCGGTCAAGGCATCTCAGACACGATATCGAAGATAACCGAGAAACTACCCGAGATTATGAAGGTTGGAAGCTCAATTATTCTATCTTTAGCCGAGTCTATGGTTAAAAATCTTCCTGCGATCATCAAAACGGGTATGGAAGTCTTGCAATCCTTGATAATGGGAATCGCTCAGATGTTGCCCGAAATCGTGAAAATGGCGGCTTCTATCATTGTTGAAGTTGTAAATGGACTTGCGGAAGCTGCGCCCACTTTAATTCCTGCATTGATTGAAGCGATTCTTTCAGCGGTTCAAGCCTTGGTAGAAAACCTCCCCGTGATCCTAAGCGCATTACTCAATCTGATTGAGACTTTAGCAGATTCAATACTTAACGAAGGACTTCCACTTCTCCTGGATATGCTTCCCGATATCATCATCGGAATTATCGATTTTATTGTTAGTTCAATACCGCAGTTCTTAACAACGGTTATAAACATCGTGTTAGCGATTGTTAAAGCACTTCCGACAATCATTACAAAGTTGATTGAAGCGATTCCTAAAATCATAGAGGGCTTGATTGTGGCAATAATGGAAAATCTTCCGTTATTCCTTAAAGCCGGAGTTGATTTGTTTGTGGGACTAATCGGAGCGTTACCCGAGATTATCGTTGAGTTAGTAAAAGCAGTTCCTTTGATTATAACGTCAATCGTCAAAGCATTAGTCGAAGCCGCTCCTCAGATGCAAGAAAGCGGCAAACAGCTTATGCAAGGCTTGATTGACGGTCTAAAGTCAATGGTTAAGGCTGTCGGAGATACTGTAAAGAATATTGCTTCCAAGGTTGCGGACGGCTTCAAAGACTTCTTTGGAATACATTCGCCCTCTACCTTGTTTGCTTCTTATGGACAGTATATAGACGAAGGCTTAGCCGAAGGTATCGAAGGCGGTACAAAGGACGTATCAAAGGCTATGGGTACTCTCAATAACTCCGTAGTAGCCGATGCATCTATTGTATATGATACGCAGTACAGAACAAGCAGAGTAGCAACGCCTAACGACAACGCTATATACACTCTTTTAGCCGAGTTCTTACCCTATTTAGCACAGAAAGATAGAGTCGAAGTCAATGTAAACGGCAATATGCCAGGCATCTTTGACGCAATGGTTCAGCTTAACGAAGAGTACAAGACGCGCAACGGCGGCGAGAGTGCATACGCATAAGGAGAGACAATGGTTTTTTTAGTAGGAAATAAGGACTATTCGGCTCACGTTATCGCCGGAAGCTACGAAGTGAATAACGATCCTCAGTATAAAGAGTGGGAAGACGCTTCTTATATTACCCACAAATTAAAGCTCAGAGACAGAGTGCAAGGCTCTTTTGATATGTGGTTCAGAACTGTTGAAGAGTACGAAGAGTTTAAGGCAGATTTGGATGCAGTAAAGGCAAACGAAGCCTACACGATATCTTTAACGGTCAATAACACTTCGGAACAAGCCAATATATACGCTTACCTTGACTTTAAACTGGTGCGTAACATTGACGGAGCGTGGAGCGATTACTTTGAGCGATTCACAGTAACAGTAAAGGAGCGTTAAATGCTAAATGTAAGTGACGCTACTAAAAGTGCATACATAAACGGAAGCCTTATGACGTTGACGATAAACGTCCCCGGGGCTTCCGTTGTTTTTACGAATGACGACATCGTAAACGAGTCAGCGAACCTAATCGAAGGGATAGAGAACGGAAAGAACCTAACCTTTAAGGGTTGTATCGCTACTCAGTTTAAATTCCAAGTTGCGGATATCGTCAGAGACTTACGCGGCGAATATATAGAGGTCACGATCCGCGCAGGAACTACGGAAGAGATTCCCTACTTCAAAGGCTATATCAAGACGCAGGACAACCAAACGCACGAAGACGTTTTGACGACCTTTACCGCTTATGACGTATTAGCGACAAAAGGCGGTATAAATTGTCAATCGTTTTTGGAGTCTTTGACATATCCTATCAACGTGAAGAACTTCCGCAACGCCTTATTTACCTTCTTAAGTATCGGGCAAGCGTCAGCAAGTTTGGTAAACGATAACTTACAGATAACCGCCGATATCTTAAATTACTACGAAAACCCCAAAGCCGTTGACTTAATGCGGCACGTATGTGAGTTAAACGCGGTATACGGTCAGATAGGGCGTGACGGACTTTTCTACTATCGAGAACTAAAGCCTATATCTGAAGGTACATATCCGGGCGATGATACTTACCCCGGAAGTGATACATACCCTGCGGACGAAAACGCAGGAATAACGATAGACGAGCCGATGTTCTCCGCGCTTGAATATGAACCCTACGAAGTTGAGAAGATAACCAAGGTTGCTATCTACGATTCGGCAGGAATCGACCAAGGACAAGCAGGAAGCGGCACTAATGTATGGTCTATCTCAGATAACCCTTTAGCCTTTAGCGTGAATATGCGGCAAGCGGCGGCTAACCTCTTATCCAAGGTTGACGGATTGGCTTATAGCGCAGTAATCAAGTTAGATTGCGTCGGTATGCCGTGGGTAGAGTGTGGCGATACATATATGAGCTACACCCGAAGGCACACGGTAAGAACCTACGTTTTAAATCGTACGTTAAAGGGCATACAAGCCTTATTTGACGCTTATTCTTCGGATAGCGATAGAATAATGCCCCCTTACAAACAAACGGCTATATCGTCCATAAACGCCAATAGAAAGACGGTCTTAGAGATACAAGC